CTCCTGTCAGCACTAGCTCGGCAGCGTGCCGCTGAGCTTGATGGTGAGCGTGCCGCTCATCATGTCTTCCATCTGGGCACCAGCCTCAAAGCCGGTGGCGTACCCGAAGGCACTCCAGAGCGTCGTGGACGTTCCGCCGGAAGCCCAGTACACGTTCACGACCTGATTGGTGGCGACGTTCGCCATGTCGGCGGTCGGCTTGATCGCCGGGTCGAAGAGCACCTCGACCGAGAGTTCGCCCGGGTCGTAGATGCTCGAGGCCACGAACTCCTTGGCAGACGACAGCATGTGCGTCGACTCAGCCACGGCCCGGCTGATGCCGCCATGATTCACGCCGGTGATCTTGTAGCCCGTTGCGGTGTGCAACGCCGTCCCGAAACCAACGTACGTGCCCTGTCCGATGTCAGCTGCCATTGCAAGCCTCCGTGCTTACGGCTCCGAGAAGGTGATTTCCACAGACAAATCAGTGCGGTAGACCGGCAACTGCTCACCGCCACCAGGCGGCTCCGTGGTGTCGTCGTCGGTTTTGACGACGGCCAGCCGGATGATGCCAGACTGCTTGTATTGTAGGGCGGTGCGAACAGCCCTTGAGAGGTTTCGCACGTCCATGAGCGACGTTCCGAGGCAGGAAATGTTGAACGTCACACGGGTGAGTCCTGTCATGCCACGCATGTGCATGAACGGACCACGGCTGTTCTGGTCTTGGGTGTAGACGATGCACGGCAACTCGGTGCCCTGCGGAGCCTGAGTGGAGAAGATCCGCTGCCCGACGAGCACGGCAATGTCGGCCTGGGCGGTCAGCGTCTGCCGCACAACTTCGTCGATATGCGTGACTGATGGCATGGCTAGGTACGACGCAGACGGCGAATCATCCGCCGCTCTTCCTCCGCAATGGCCGTGCCCAGGTTGTTTTCCAGCTTGCCGACAAGCTCCTGCTTGAGCCTCGGCAGGTTGGCATCCGCCCACTGCCGGAACTTGCCTTTGCCTTGGTAGCCGCGAACGCTCTGCAGGTAGATCGCACCGCCGTCCTCGCCGCCAATCAGCGACACCTGCCCCTTGAGGTATGGGTACTTGCTCGAGAACCGCAGCGGCACCTTAAGTGCCCTGCCCTGCGGGTAGCGGTCTGCAACGCCTTCCTCTACCCAGTAGGCGTGAAAGCCACGCTCGCGGGCGTTGCCGCCAGGCAGCTGCCGGTAGCCGACGATGCCAACGGCTGTAGTGGTTCGCTTCTTCTCAAGACGCAGCCCCACAGACCGTCGCAGGTTGCCGGTCGGGCCGCGCGGGGTGATGGCCTTCACCTGCGGCACGGCGTCCTTCACGACGGCCCGGACGCTGGCCCCGAGGTACTTCCGCTGCACGCTCCGTGACAGCCGCGAAAAGCCACGCAGCACATCCTCGACGCCTTCGACGGTGACGACCTTGCCGGCCATTAGTCAACCACCTCCGACACCATGAGCTCGTGCTCCTCACGGCGTCCACGCTCCACGGCAGACATGATCTCGAACGTGCGGCCGTCAGCCACCAGCCGCATCTTCGGCTTGAGCCCTGGCGTGTACCGCATCCGCACGCGGTGCGTCACGTTGCCTTCAGTTGCCATCGCCTGCATGGCCTCGTTGCCAGACAGCGGCAGCACGGCTATCCAGCGGGTGGCGAACGTCGACCACGACTGCACCGGCTCGCCGATGCCGTTGGTGGTTTCGGTTGGCGTCTGCACCGTCGCCTTCATGTCCATGAGCCCAGACCGGAGCATGGCTAAGTTCCGTACATCACGAGGGTGTAGGAGCAGGTGCCGGCCGTGGTCGAGATTGCAAACGAATCGTCTGCGCCACCGGCGTCGCTGACGCTCACGCGGCCGCCAGATGACATAACTGTCGCCCCGTTGGCATCGGTGCAGGATGCCCGAGACCCGGTGGCAGAAAACGCGAAACGCAGCAGCGAGGTAAATGCCACCAACTCGCCGGATGCGTCCTTGTACGGAGACTGCGGGGCCACGTTGACCACTACCTGCGCAGTGCCAGCCGTGCCAGTCACGATAGCCACCTTGCCGCTGGCGTATGTAGTCGTGTCGGCAAGCGAAATCCTTTTGAGCGACTGCGCGCCACTTTCGGTAGCGGAGTCAGAAAAGCCCACGTCAATGGCGATGCGTCCTTCAATGCTCATGCGTACTGCTTCCATCGCAGCGGAGACAGGAGAGCCGCAACGGCAAACTCCAGCTCCTTGGAAATGCTGCCGACAAGCACGGCCTCGCGGTTGGCATACCAGTGACCAACCAGCATCTTGATCGCGTGCTTGGCTGGCGTCGGCACGTTGGCAGCCCCGCGGTAGCCAGCCAGGTATGTCACCTGCACGCTCTTGTCGTCCAACCGCACGCTCGGCCAATCCTCGAGGTACAGCGGATAGATCAGTGCCGGCACGTGGTCGCGGTCCAGGCGGAACTGCTGCGTTCCAGACTGCGACCACGTGAGTGTCTGCGTCGCGCCGGATGTGTCCACATAGGAGATAGTCACCGTGGCGCTCGCGGCAGTCGCGTTCAGCCGAACCGGCGGGCGCGGTAGCTCGACCCGGAGAGCGGGAAAGTCATCGAACGCCACGGTGTATTGCTTGTCGGCGAAGGTGCGGTCGCAAAAGTCCTCGCACCACGTCGTCGCCGCGTCGATCAGCGCGCCGATGTAGGTGTCGTCGTCCGTGCTGTCGACGATGCGAAGGTGCTCCTTCGCCTCTGCGACACTGATGGGCCGATCGGCCTCGCCGCTGGCGGTTGCCACAGCAAGGCTACGGTAGCGGCTGCCTGTCTGCGGGAGCTCCCAGTTACGCACGCTTTCGCCTCCGAGCCTTTGCGACCGGAGCCTCGGCACGCTCAAGGCTTGCCGGATCGTCGACCACGGCAAACTGAATGGCCGGCTCTGGCTGCACTCGCACGGCGTACCGCTGGAGCTCGAGCGTGCGGGCCAGGCCGCCAGTCACCGGCACGATCTGCCCGGCCTTGTACTGGCCGTATGGCCGCAGCATGCGGACCTGCACGGGCTGGATGACGCTGGCTGTCATTTCCACACGCTCTCCGGTGGCTGGCCGCCGCGGTCCCAGAAGTCGCCTGGGTGCTGCAGCAGTGCCTTCATGTTTTGGTCTGGCCACTTGATCCAGACTTCCGCATGCCCGAGCACAACACGCGGACACACGCCAATCTTGCATCCCGCTTTCTGGGCAGTGACCCAGAATGCGATGTCGTCATCAATCCGCCCGTCCTCCCATCGGCCGGCCTCGTTGGGCTTTCCGATGAACCACGGGTGAGGCATCTTTTTCAATGCCTCTGCCTTCAGCATGGTGAATCCGAAGTGAGCCGTGTTGGCTTCTATGACGTTGTGGTAGACGAAGTGATCGCGGCTGACCTCAGCAACGCGCTCGCCTTCCTTACCCACCATCGTGAAGAGCGGCTCATCGGTGCGCCGCTTCATCTGGACGGCCGACACGAAATCAAAGCCGCTGGCTACGGCGTAGGTCAGCAGCCGCGGCACGGCGTCCTGCTGCCATATGGAGTCGTAGTCGAGCGTGAGAATCCACAGCGGCGGCAGGCTCGGATCGGTGTCTGACTCGACAATGTCGGTCAGAACACGCTCCAAACATTGCCCCCAAAACGCGCCCTCTAGGCGTATGGGAGAAATGCCGTACGGGATGAGCCCTCTGGCCCAGCAGAACATGTGATCCTGCCAGCCCAGCCGCGGTACGCTCATGGCACACATGAGCCGTACCGGGCCATTGCCGGTAGGCAAGATGGCTGGCTTTACGCCAGCCACCATCGAAGTCGCCGCGCCCACGGCTCCTCCTTGGTTGGAGTTGTCGTCCTATCGTCTTCGATCAGCCAAACACGACACGGTTTGTGACACCGGCGTCAGACGCCGAATCGACGCCCGCCTCGCCACGACCGAGGCGAGCCGCCACAACGATGTCGTTGTTGGTGCCGTTCGCCGTCGCATCGGCAGACGGCGTGACCGCCACCTGCAGATACCGACGCAGAGCCTTGGTCGAGATTTCAAACCGAGTCACGTTGACGTTCGCCGTGTTGGCAACGCCAGCCAGCGTGTAGTCGGTGCCCTGCACGAGACCCGAGATCGCCGCATAGCTGCCGTCCGTGTCGCTGTGGCGAACCGCCACCACGCTCGGAGCGGAGGTGTTGGCGAGCGAGCGGTAGCACACGTCGATGCTGACCGAGTCGTAGCCGAGACAGTCGATGGCCACGGTGTGCGTGCCCGCCGAGGCGACGCCCGCAATGCCGGGGCTGATCGAGATGACCGACTTGTTGTTGGCTGCGTGATTCATGTCTTCTGGGTTCCTTCGTGTGGGGTTAGGTTCAGAGGATGAGAGCCACGACCGGACCAGCCGTCGAAGCGTCGCCCACGTCCGAGGTCACGGCGTCGTACGACACGGTGGCCTGGAAGTAGGTCTGATCGAACTCGATGTAGCGGTCGGTGCTCGCCCGCACCGCGACGGCACGCCGCAGAGCGAAGTGGCTCGACCGCTTCATGTCGCCGAAGAGGGCAACGCACTGGCCGGCAGACGCCGTCTTCCGCATGACGTTGTTGAAGAACACCGGCCAGCCGAGGAACGTCGGGCGGCGAGCGCCGTCGATGACCTCGTTGGCAAGAGCACCGCTGCCGCCGAGGGCCAGCGACTGCATCGCCAGAGCGTGCATCTGCGGGGTGACGTACCAGCCGCAGCTGGGGCTCTGCAGGGCGTAGGTCGGAGCCTTGGCCACGGTGGCGAGGAAGTCGTCGACCGTGAGGCTGGTGACAGCCGTCTGCGACGAATCGTTGATGCCGGCCGTCAGCGTCTCGTTCTCGAACTTCCACTGGATGCCTCGGATGCCGCCGAAGGTAGCAGCACCCGTACCGATGAAGCCGTCCTCGTCGATCCGCTGAGCGATGGCGAGGGCGAACTCTTCGGCCACAAGGCCGGCGAGGTCAACCGCCGAGTCGTCGATCAGCTGGTTGGGGACGCGGGTGCCGACGCGAACTTCCTTGCTGGACAGCATCACGTTGTCGGTGCCCATGTCGGTCGCGGTCGTCTCGGCATTCGCGGCGGTGTGGTACGCCGTGTTGCCGCTGACGCGGCGCGGGATGTAGAGCGTGTCGCTCGTCATCTGCAGGTTGTTGGCCTGCGCCGGGAACGCACCGAACGACTCGACCAGGCGAATAACGGTCGACGCGAACGTGTCGGGGATCAGCACGCCGCCCTTGTTGTTGTCGTTGGGCGACAGGGCACGGGCTTCGACGTGCTTCTCGTACCACGCACGATCCTCGTGGCGACCGAGCACGTAACCGCGAATCCACCGGCCGCACGCCTCAGCATCGCTCGACGAGCGGAAGTGACGGGCCTTGCCGCTGAGCGAACGCTCGGCGACGGGGGCGGGAGCCGCGGGCACAGCCGCAACCTCGACGGGCTTCGCCGTGGCGGCAACCTTGCCACGCAGCGCGGTGATCCGCTCGGCGATGGCGTGCTCGCGGGCGAGCTCCTTCTCGAGCTGCTCGGCCTCGGTGGCCAGCTTCTCCATCTCCGCGACCTGGTCGGCGGAACGCTCCTCGACCTTGGCGAGATCGTCGAGCATGGCGGCCACAGCGGCGGCCCGGTCCTGAAGCTTCGTGAGTTGGCTGGCCATCCTTGGCACTCCGTGATGTGAACGGTGACAGTCCGTGTCTGCCGTTCACACTAAGCCAAGAATGCCGCTTAGCCTCGCCGCGAGTTTGTATCTACAAACGACCGTCGGCAGATGAAGTCAGCAGGCACGACCACCTTGCTGCGATAGGTGCAGCACTGGCACTCCAGATACCGCACCTGCTGGTGCTCGCCGGCCTGCACGCTTGATCGCGTGCGGACACGGCCTTTGCCGCACTGTGGGCAGATGTCACCAGGCTTTGCCACGCAGGAAGCTCCTAAGACGTGCGGCCCGAAGCCGCAGACCAGCAGCCGCTGCCGGCCGCAAATCTGGCTTCACCTCTGGCACCGGCTCCGCAGCCGGCTCCTGAGATGCTAGCCACGCCTCCAAGCTTCGACGGGCAACGCTCGTGGTCGAAGATGGGTACGCAGGGTGCGTCACGACGCTCACATCGAACAGGCCAGATACCTCGCGGATCGAGCGTCG